GAGCACAGTTAACGGCATCTGAAAGGATGAGTACCTTCCTAAGCCGTCCTGTTCCATCATCTATAAGTTGAAAAGACATTAGCCACCACTATAGCAGAAAGTTTTGGAAATCTAGGATTTAGGAGTTGCACTAAATAATTGACGAAGTCAAATTATGTGCTTGTCCCATTATTGTCCAAACTCTTCTTTGCGAGAACGTACAGTATTAATTCGTTTACTAGTGTCATTTAAACGCCTGTAGTATTCTCTACTACTTTGACGCTCTTTGGTACCCGCTGCTTTAGCAGCAGCAATATCTCCTGCAACATCGGCGGCATAACTTCCCCACAAGTTTTCTTGAACATCACGAGGGGTAGGTAGAGGGTTAGCAGTAGGTTCTGCATCTGGGGAGGACTTTCGCATCCACGAACCATCGCTATTAATCATGCGTTGAGCAATTAAATGGGTGGCGGCAGTACCAATGTTAGCTATAGTTCCATAATGTGGTTGGGTTGATTTCCCCGGTTGATTGCCGGGCATTTGAAATGCACGGGTATGCATGCCCGGTCCTGTACCTAAAACGCTATCGTATGTTATTCCCATAGGTCGAACTTGGTGTGTGTCGACAGTCATAGCCTGAGCAGAAGAACGTGCTAATCCTTTATTGGGCTTAGAAACTCTTCCTTGTAGGTCGACATCTCCCGCTGCATTAGCTGCCAAACCTAATGTGAATGTAGGCTGTTTGTCACTATCTGACTCATTCCAAAAATCTACAATAGCTGAAGGGTCAAACTCCCCTGAAGGAAGTTCTCCTCGAAGAATTTTGGCAGTGTTTCTTCCATGAAGGGCGGTAAGTCCTCCTGATACACCTTTAGTACCTCTAGTAGCGTTACCTGCTGACTCTATGAAAGCTGGATCAGATCGATCAGGATAATCTCTAGCAACGTCCTGTACTTTATTAATGGAGGCTTCAGATGCATCTAAATTTGGATAGTTAGTGCGCTCGTCTTCTGTTCCTGCTCCTATCGTCTTTCTCCAAGACCGCTGAGCAGATGTGGTTCCCACAACGCTTCGAACCGACATAGGATGGACGGCTTCTTCAGAAGCAACGTCACGCATTTGTTCCTGTGATGAGCCGGGATAAAATGTCGGGTCAATATCTGGGTCGAAAGCACTAGCTAAAAGTTGACGTCCATGGGCGTGTAGAAAGATATCGTTCCTATTTACGGGACCTACTTCAGGGCCTACAAGTTCTCTAAGTTTTTGTTCATGGGTAATCTGTTGAAGTCGATGTGATTCTTTAGCAGCATCTATTTTTTTTTGAGATACTGGACGAGGATTAGGGTTTTTTTCAGTAGGTTTACTTTGTTTAGGCTCTACATACGCTGGGCCAGCGCGGAATAAATCCTGCACTGTCTTAAGGGACTTAATTTTTGCATCTCTAATAGCCCCTCCCATTCCTCTTAAATTTAATTCCTCTTGTGAAGGAGCCTCAGCTTTCTCAGCGGCCTCCAGCATCTTAGCTTCACTAGTAGCAGTTGGTTTTTTTTCGTGAGAAGCTCTTGTTTTCTCAGCTTTTGCAACACGAGCACCCTGATCCTCGGCAATACGCCCAGCAGCTTCATCTAATTCTTGATGGGCTAAAGACACAGAACCAACAGTGGGAACTATACCTCCCTTAGATGATTCACGAAGGGGAGGTGCTCCAGCAGCTTTAGTCTCTAACTCATCAATATAATCAGGATGAAATAGCATTCCTTGGTTTATATCAATACCGATAGCGGTTTCAGGGTTGGACTCAAGAATTTGATCTCGTATAGATAATCTATGAGGGATTCGAGGACTAATACGACCGGTACCGCGACCAGCGCCGGGAAAATATACCTGACCGCGTTGTGCCATACGAGCACCTAAAGACATACCAGAGCTATCTATATCATCGGTATTTATTTCGTTGTTGGTAAGACGACCTATAGAAACAGCAGCAGGAGCGGTCTGGCGAGTTTCTCCGGTTTGAGAAACGACTGGATCACCGCCACCAACTACATCTCCGGGTTTTGTAGTAGAAAAGTTAGCGAGGTTCTCACTAGGATCTACTATTTTTTTACGTTTCTTAGCCATTTTACTTACCCTTAGTCATTCCCTTAGAGATATTGGCGTTGATCTTGTTACGCTGCCAACGGGGCTTAAGACCGGAAGGAAGGCTATTACTTCCATAGGTCTTCATTAGATCGTTTGCCGTTTTCAGATACTCAGGCATCATGTCGGCGTTGCTAGTAGGAGCAAACATCGGTTTTGGGCGCGTCGTTTTACCGGCAGGACGACCTGTAGCGCCGGGACCATAGGCGTTCTTCTGAACAGTCCCAGATCCCGGCGCAAAGCGACCGACGTTCATTTGTTATCAGTCGTTGACGACAGTGGCGTTGAAACGCAGGATGCGAGTTCGCTACCGGCAACACGCTCAAACGACGGATGATCAGCCATGGCTCCTTGGACGAACTCTGAAAGCTCCATCGGAGCCTCAATCCAAGTAGCTGAACCGACGTGGGCCTTCTCACGAAGGGTTTCCATCGGGGTCTTGATCATGCCAGCCATAGTCTGACGGCCACGACCGTCACCAGCGGTATCGTTGTAGGCACCACGACCGAACTCAAAAGGAACGTCGGTATCGGTAGCGACACCTTCCTCAAAGCGGAGCGGGCCACGACGATTCATGTTCATGGCGTAAGCGACTTCGTAGCCAGTTTCAGGGGCGTAAGACATAGTGTCTCCTATAAAGAGTGGACATCATAAGTATGCCACAAGTATGGGTATTACCGAAATCAGTTAACCTGAATGTGGACTCTAGCGGAGCTTGTTGAAGAGATAAGTTTCAAAGTGGTGATAGTGCTATCCATAGGAATAGTAACTTTAAATCCTAAAGAAGACGGTATTAATACAAACTCATCGCTTGTTCCTTGAGTAGGATTAGCGACATCACTACCACCTGCTGTCACATACACAAGTCCTGAACCAGTTATGTAAGTAATAACTATGTTAGTTTTACGGGTAGTAGATAGGGTTACCACATCTACTGTTGGAGAACCCGTGAGGGACATAGTCCCTCTGGTAGTAATAGTCTTAGTAGCCATGACTATTATTGTAGCACGACTTAGATGGTTATAGTTCTAGTTCTAGGGGTAGCTGTCCTATACGGTTGGTTCCTAGTTTGCTTTGCCGTATTCTTTCTTCACGGGCCGTTTTTTCAGGATAGGTAAATCTGCCCAGAAGCCTACGTTCAGGAAGAATCATTTCACCGGTTTCTTCATCATAGAACTCATGTTGGGCCTGAGAAGAAAGACCCTCAGGACTGAAATCAATAGGAGAAGCCTTAAGTCCTCTTGGGGTAGGAACTTCCATGGATTCCCCTTGAGAATCTTTTATAGTATTTACAGGACCTCTTATATTGTTAGGAAGTCGCACATAGGCAAGTTCCGCACCCTTACGAACAGCCGCTCGTTCGGCAAAAGTGGAATCTGGATTATGGATTACACTCTGGCTCCAAGTCCGTATGTTTTTTCTTGGCGCTCTGTACGACACCGAACCAACGTCCTCACCCTCATTGAGGTAAGGGATGTTTTTACCTTGTCGAACGGCTCTGGTTGACTCAGCATTTGCTCCATTTGCAGAATCATCAGACCATAGATGAGGTATATCAAACCCGTAATCTTCGTTAACCGCCATATCCAACTCATCAGTTGGAGCGTAGTCTTCTCCCTGAAGATTCAGAGGATGGTAGACCTTGTGGGCAAATACATCTCTATCTGTAGCCGCCCAAGGGGTACCCATATGGAATCCTAAAGGATGTCCTGCGGCAGATCTCCACTCCGCACTGTCATCCCTTTTTGGTGACGACACATCTCTATCCGTTTTAGGAAATATACCTTGCTTGGAAGCATGCCACTGCTGCTGTCTAGCCCAATCCGACACATCCACAGCGGGTTCAGGATCAGGCGGCGTGAAGAGATGAAGTTGTTCGCTAAGATTATCTTTCGCAGCCATACAACTATTCTAGCATTACCTGAACCAAGGAGCCTCGAAGGTTTCCACATATGGAGTAGTATCGTTTATGCTCATAGCGCAGGCAATGGCGAGCGAGTCCACATAGTCGTCATGGGAGTCACGCTCATCCGGTGGGGCCTGAATCATCATGTAGTTGCCCTTGATGACCTTCTCGGCGTCCTCCATCTGCTGCCGGAATCGACGCCACACTCGTGTGCGCTTGGCCTTGGAGTGACCGGGGTACACGATCATGCGGCGCTGGAGAAGAGAGATCAGATGCTTCCAACGCTCACTCTGAGTCTTGATATCGGATGATACTGGTATGACCTCGCACTTATGCTCTAAAAGCCGCTTGAGGCGCTCTGCCACAGCAGACCCCATACCTTGAGCGTCCACGCCTACATAGGCGATGTTGTAGTTATCAAGGAAGTCCAGAATCTGGAAGTACTGTTCTTCCCACTCAGTGTTCTGGATCTCCAGCCAATTCAGAATTCGGTGCTCTCGGAAACCCGCAGGATCAGGGAAGTCCCAATCCACCCAGCACACGGTCACCACGGTGGAGTCCTTCACACGGGCGGGATCGATTCCCACTACGCAGGGGGTCCGGTGCCATGACTTCACCAGTGGCATAGATGGATCGGACAAGAAGTCCAGATCGTCCTCAGCCACGAGCATTCCTCGGTCAAGCATCCACTTGAGGTTGTAGGACATCTGGAACTCATCGGAATCCTCTCCAAGCCGCATTTTCTCCTGAGTAATGAACTTGGCGTAATAAGGATTGTATTTACTCACAGTCCGATAATCGTATTCAAAGTGATTCATACGACTACGACGCTGCGTACCACGACGCTTGTTCAACTGGATGGCTTTGTAGAAATCACCCTTATGGAACGAGGGGGTACCGATCTTGACCATGGTTCCTGCATAGGCTGCAAGCATGGGGTGGATCGATTTCCTAACCATCGTGTCATCGGCCTCTTGGGCCTCATCAATAACTACAAGATGGTAGGAAGCGCCTTCGATCTTGGCTCGGGGGTTAGCAGTCGAACGGCGACAGAGAGAACCTGATCGAAGCCGGATCACTTTGGACTTACCATCAACCCGCTCATCAAGCTCGGGATCATTAAGGAAATCCTGAGCGTGCTCAGAAGTCAACTTATCCACAATTCGGCCATGAAGGAAGTCTGACTGGCTATCGACAGGGGCAAACACCCCTACCCAAAGTCCTCGCTTGAAGCGCTCCAGCATTTCATAAGACATAGCAAGCTTGGGAAGGATAACCATACAACCAGCCACAATCACCGACAGGGTTTCGCTTTTACCGCTTTGACGTGACCACAGAGCCGTAACTTCCTCGCCGTCCACCATGACCAGTGATTCCACGATCCTGTACGCAAGACTACGTTGATAAGGACGAAGCTCTAAACCGGCGAATTCCTCACAGAATATGATAATTCTCTTGATCAACTCATCAACAAAGGCTTGAGACTCAGCATCAAGTCCATAATCTTCTTCTTCTTCTACTACCTCTTGGTCCTCGTCCTCAATGTAATTTCCTTCTTCGATGTCGTCTGGATTGCCTAAATCTTCGTAAGTAGCCACGATGCCACTATAAAGCATTTATTCCATATTAGAAACAAAGTAGCCCCTCGCTTTAACGAGGGGCTACTTTCACCAACCTGACCAACCCAAGGAAAGGGGACCAATCCAAGCACCCTGAGTAGTTCTGAGTATAGCGGCGCTTTACGAGGAATGCAACTACCTTGGGTTCGGAAGTACGATTATCTTATCCTTGGGATAAGTCCTCATAGCGATATATCCAGTGGGGTCTTTATCTCCACCCCAAACTGTGACAGAGTCGTCCTTCTCGTTGATCTTCATAAACCTGAAGGTGACTGTCTGCTTCTCGCCTTTCACCTTAACGGGATGACCTTTCCCGATCTCAGTGATGTCTGGAGAAGGTTCAGTACTCTGTGGTGGCTTCCGCTGCACCATTCTTTTCCCGCTTCCTCTTGGCCCGATAGTCTGCGTAGTAGTCACGGTTGATTTGAGTACATTTTTCTCCCTGACAACCCTGCTGGTAACGGTAGATGCTGGCATCTTCACAGGTTTTGGAGTCACAGTCAGGATTAATGCCACACACGCCACCCTGTGAGGTTACGTTAGGGCGCATGCGACGGCCCGGTCGCTCCTTCTCAAGGAAGGCAACTCGTTGCTCAAGGGCGTCAATTCTTTCTTCAATTGTGATGTTTTGGTCACTCATCTCGGACTCCTAAGTCTTTTTCTATTGTTAGATGGTAGATGGAAGCAGGAGAGGCAGGGCCATTGTGGAGGCTCAACCCAAACCAGCCGGTAGCCCTTGGATCTTCTTCCCAACCCACTTTTCGGTAAGGGGATCGATCCAAGAGATTTATCAGTGCTCTCCGCTTATGGGAGGCGTCAACTTGTGAGTCTGCCCTTAAAGAGACAATCTCAGCATCATTCTTGTAAAGATGTATTTTGTAGCTTGAGGGTGTTTCTTTCGCAAAGTCTAGCTGTAGTTGGTCCATGCCTGAATAGTATACGGGCTACTTAATCGAAGTCAAGTCTTCCGTAGACTAAATTCTGTTGGACATCTCATGACAGCCAAGAGTGGCTGTTTCAAGGTTTGAAATTATCCAATTCAACAGAGCGGCCTTATCAGAAGCAGGACTGGTCCGATACACCGTAAGTTGCTGTTGAGCAGACATGAGGCTGGTTTCCAGCAAGACGTAAATATCGTCATTGGACATCTTCGCCAGTCGTGTAGGACTAGGAGATTCCTCAGGCTTAGCTTTTTTCCTGCCTATCAACCCCACTGTCGGATCTCCTCAGGAGTGGCGTCGATATCCTTGACTATAGGATTCTTATTCTTCCAGTAGATACCTATGTGGAAAGCTATTTTCTTGATCCGCAGACGGACACCCCTACCGGTATAAAACGGTGGAACAGTAATGTGCATCCAAGAGCGGGAGAAGCTGGGACCTGTAGCTTCTCTCTCTTTTGACCAGTAGATAAATCCTCGTCCTTGTATTTCAGGTGTTGCCATGCTTCTCCTTATGAACTTGGGTTTTCCCAACTAAAGCCCATGTCACGTTTCGTACGGGACTGGAGTCCTCGTCGTGCAGGGTTTGAGGGCATTGTCTCTTCCTCTAATGACATGTGCCTATATTGAAAAGGGCCATAGGTAAGAGGGTTATTAATACGTTTACCTAAGGATGAGGCTCGTGCAAAAGCACGGAACTGTTCGTATGAAACATCTTCATAAACGTAACCATACCCTGTGGAGGGTCTGTTCCTCCAAAGAACCTGAAGCGAGTTATTGGTGTAGTTATACCGATAGGCCCTCACCCGTGATGACTGAGAAGTCATCGCCCACGGCGCTAGGTCGTACTGTTCGGTTGATTCTGAGTTAGCTAGGTCTTTAGGCATATCTAAACTTCCTCCCCCTACATGATACATAATAAGGGGAGGAAGTAAATAGATTGTTCTCTAACAAGGTTTCGGTGGGTAATACCATGGGGACTTCCCCATGTGTTCATAGAGAACGAGTGCCCCTGCATCCTGATCAGCCGGTGACCAATAATTAGCGCTTACGCTAATTAGGTCGGGTCGGCCCATCCATTCCGCAACAGTGTTAGAGGTGCTGGGGAGCATCTGGTACGCCCCTGCTGACCCACTAGGGTTGTACGCTCCATAATCTCCTCCTGACTCACGCTGTTTTACGCAAGCCAAGAAGTCATTAGGGGCGCTCTGAGAAACTACGACAGGTGTTTGAATTGGTACTGTAGTCGTTGGAGCTACATATGTTGTCGTAGTTGTCGGCTCTACCACGAAGGTGGTAGACGTGGTACTAGGAGGCTCCTTGGGTTCTTCCGGCAACATCAGTGCCGTTTGAACTACGGGTGCTCCTACTGCTTGTGCATTCATAACACCCAACACTCCTATCACGCTGCCGATAAGAGTAAGGGTCATTCCGGCTATAAAAAACCGGGTCTTTCCGTTTGTCATGTGTTCCTTTCCCGAAGCTCAGGGTGAGCCTCGTATTGGTGGCCGCAGACAAAGCGGTAATACAACTGTAACGTAAGTTGGGCGGATATGCAAGAAAAAAGGATTTATACTTTATTTAGAGGTATTCGTCACGGACACCCCAAAGGGTGTACAGTGAATGGCGTGAATGACTTTAATGATCTTCCTGACTTTGACGATGACATTATGATCATCGCTGTAGCCGCTAACCCCGATACATGGTTGCCACAGATCCTTTTGGGAATCCCCGCCGATGAGGAAGAAATCGTCCAAGGGATTATCCCCGTCGTTCTGACACCTCAAGAAGCCTACCAAATAGGCGCCTATCTCATTCAGTCGGCAGCTACCGTATCTACATTCCACGATGAACTCTTATCCAAGAGCATTGAGGAACGTGAAGAGATTATGTGTCTTGAGTCAAGCTTTTTAGACTCGCCGTTCTCTATCTAACTTAGTAGATCTTGACGTTAGATATAGCAACTACCGGAATACTGAGGACGATGTTGTTATCTCCAGTATCTGAGTGCTGTACCTGAATGTCTAGAGTCCGATTATCGGATTCCTTGAGCCACCCAACAGTAACAGTGGGTGTGCCGCAGTTATCCCAATCCACTCTTATTGGGTTTTTGTTCATTAGAACCTCTTTGCGGTGTACTTACTCAATGGTACACCCTCATACTTCTTACAAAGGTAATTCATACTAACAAACATTGGATCATAGCTGCCTTCAGAAACCTCATGGCAAACCACAACACCCCTCCAATGTGCATTACCTTGAAATCCCTTGTAATCCTCATCGTGCAGGTATGCAGCGCCTGCGACTAGTCCGTGCTGACTCTTAGCGCTATCACCGGCTCCTACGAACCGAACGGCGTAATCAAGGGTCTGTTGATGGCCCATGGTAAAGCTGTGTCCGATGTTCTTCAGACGTGAAAGAGCCTGACCACCCATAGCACGCCCGTTCATTGGGTTAGCCCAATAGTGTGCGTACCATACTCCGTCGATATCGACAGGCTTAAGGAATGGGTGAACCTTCCATCCCCATTCCTCAGCGTTCAGGTCCTGTAGCCCGATAGTTCCTTCAAGCTTGGCGTCACCATCAACGGCCCGAGTGATGCGGTCCTCGTGGTTTCCAAGAAGTAGGTGAAGCTCAGGCTCGTATACTCCCTTACGCCACTTCTTCTTAGGCTCGTTGTAGGTGGTCATAGCCTCGTTAAGAATACTGAAAGCTTCATTACCCGCTTCAATATCCTGTAGGTAACGTCTACCCTCAAATTGGCGCTTACCAACATCGTAGCTACTTAAACTGGGCATATCCCAGTGATCTCCAATGTGGACAACGACATCGGGCTTACGGTCGATAATGTACTCACCGATCCAGTAGAGGTGATCGGTTGGAACACCGGCCTTGGCCTGCGTATCGGGTATAACTAAATGAGTCCGAGGATTATCCATGAGTCCCATACCTTGCACGATAGAGTTCGGAAAACAGTATGATACACGAACATATGCCTAACGTACATCTTCCAGAACGTCACGAAATGAAATGGCTTGAAGCCTGCTCTCTTCTTGCCCCGCTCTTCTCTACCTGCTCCAAGCGTCAGTACTTCGCTGTAGTGCTTGCGCCCAATAAGAGGGTGGCAGGAATAGGCTATAACGGATCACCACCGGGCATGGCGCACTGTAATCAGGGGGCCTGTCTAAGGGCCGTAGAAGGCTCTGAGAGCGGCTCCAGCTATGACAACTGTATATCTCAGCATGCTGAACAAGGAGCGCTCTTGTGGAGCGACCCAGCGATGCGGCAGGGAGGAACAATAGTTGTAAACGGCCCACCGTGTATGACCTGTGCGAAGCTCATTGCTTCCTCAGGGGTTTCCAGACTCGTTCATTACTCCGATGAGTCCTACGGTCAGTGGCCTGACGTGTATGACTTCCTGTGGGCGGCAGGGTTAGAGATAGTAAGCGTCAACCGATCTGAGTGAACGTAATGTTAGAACCTTCCCTTAGTGCTGCTACCGTACCGGTTACTGCTGTTGCGTTCTGTGCAAACTTTAAGTTGAAAGTAGGAGGGCCTGTTAAAGTATTGAACGTGCCTTTTACTGTTATCACGTTGGGGACGGTAGCGGACTTTGTACCCATAGCGACTGAGGCGGTTGTTCCTGTACCCTCTCCGACTATGCCATCGCTGGTAATGAACGTCGTTCCGTCTGAAGCCAGCCCACTGGCGTACCATTTCAAGTCGTATAGGTTGTTATAGCCAACTGACAGTTTTATGTCTTCAGCGGGGTCACTTGTTACATACAGTGTACCCTCAAATGTGTACTGTGCATTTTTAAGCAACTGGGGATAAATGGCCCGAATGCCAGTAACATTCGTCGTGTTGTCGTTACTAAAAATAGCTGATGAAAGATACACGGGTAACTGATTCATAACAGTATTGAAATCGGGGGGCAAGACTTTGTTTTGGGCAAAATCCATGCCTTTTCCTATATCTAATTTTACGTCAGAAGCCGCTCGTATTAGACTATTGTCAGTAGTACCGTCAAAATCAACGTCTTGTAAATGCATACTGCCCTTTTCAAGTGACACAAAATAGCGTTGTGTAGTGAACGCACACGACCCGTTTGAACCAACCGAGATAAGACGGGATGTATCAGAGGGATTTTTTGCAGAATACTCTGCATCCAAGAATGACCCTGCTATTTTGAAAGTTGTGGGGCTAACAGCCATTTCTCCCCACTGGCCCGTGTTTGCAGTAGTTCGATTTATATCCCATGTCCCAATTCCCGGCCCATATGTTCCCGACCCCTTGCTAGCAAAAACACTTCCAACCACTTGACCAGTAGCAGAATTGTAGCTATTGACTCTAATCATCATCCAATTGTCAACATCATATACGACGGATACCATCTGGTCTGGCCCAAAAGTTCCAATGGGAACGATAGTTAGAGTGATATCTCCACTACTGACAATAGTCAGAGAGCTAGAAGAAGTAGTTGCATAGCCGCTAGCAGGATTAAGGGGCGTAGGATAAGTCTGAAAACTGCGGGTTGTGGGAACCACAGCGTAATAATCAACCTCTGTGTTAATACCTGTAGGAATCTCTGTTACATAAACATTCCAAGCCGAATAGGTACCACTCCCGTAATGAAATATTGAAGTTCCTGTCACGACACCAGTGTCACGGTTGCAAGTATCAACAACGACAGACATGATAGACGTGCTGTAATCAGCATTAGTTGTAAGGGTTAATGTCTGACCCGGGTAAATGAGTGAAGGGTTTGCAACAGTAAAAGACCGAGGGCCTTCCCCGACAACTAAAGTGCTTTGAGAAGTGGTTTGACTATTACTAAAACGTATCAAAGCTCCAGTAGTGAGGTTATGTTCACTATCTTGAAAAAGACGTGATTCATCGGCATCTACAGGACTATTTACAGACTCTGGCACAACTGTGAACGTAGGCGAACCACTAGAGGTTGTAACAGAACCAGTTAAGTACTGACTCTGCCCTACGTTTCCTTGAGCGTAGTGCAGGTAATTGCTTGCTCCAGTGTTTACATACGAAGTTATAGTCGCATTAAGATTAGATGCGCTTGTGTACGGTATTGCAACGCTATTAATAGCATTTTTGTATGTAGTAGCTAACTTTATATGGTTAGAATCTACTAATATTACAAAATAGTATTTGCTATGAGAGAATGCAGATGGAAGTATGTCACTATCTATTGGAAATTTTACCCTTGTTCCAGTGGTAAAATTAGTACCATAAGGCATTGTGAACAATGTGAGGTTGGTACCTATTTCAAAATTTATATTTTGTGAATAGGAAACTATCGGGCCAGTCTGCTTGGAATAACCGCTATCTATAGGGTAATCACATTCTCTAATGGACGGCTTACCGTAAGAACTGTTGACAAATCTAGCGCCATTGAGAAAAGCTGAGCCATTCCCTGCAATGGTAAGAGCAGTACTGCCCCTTGTGACGGGAGTGCCTATATAGCCATACCCGTCTTGAAACATCATTGATTGTCTAATTCCCCCAGTTACTCCGTGGATCATGGATTGCGAAAAATATACGTTTCTTGCAAACCTTGATCCTGTTGTAGGATCTGGTCGAAGCCACATACTGTCGCCGAACGGGAAAATGGAGAAGAAGTTTTTGAAATGCATATTGTTCGTGTCGTCAGAAGTAGTATTTTCTGACAAATCAAACTGTGGGTATGACGATCCATCGCCGCTACCAATTAAATACACATAATCAATTACTGATTCTCGCGGAGATTGATTAATTGTCAAAGCTGTCCGTGCAAAGTGAGCTATGCGAACATTGCGTAACAAGTAGCGATGTTGAAACTGGTACTCAAGCCCCCCGATGTCAATGGTACGACCTCTTCCATCTATAAAAAGGTTCTCTATCAACGAACCGGGGATGTGGTTTTCGCTAAGGTAGGGTGTGTTATTTGGTCCCTTTTTTAGGGTTATGAACTGTTCAGCAGTAGATCCGTTTACATGAACATTGTTTACAGGGGCAAGGCGAGTAAGAGTCATCCCAGAACCCGTAAGGTGCATCGGGAAATGATAAGAAAAAGGTTGACACTTGTAAAACCCTTTGGGTAGTACAAGAGTGTCTCCTCTGGTTAGCTCAGGTGTTTGACCAGAAATATAAGAATAACCATCGTTACTCAACACCCCAAAAGCCCTTATTATGGCTGGAGTGATATCCGTAACATCTCTGTAAGTAGGGTCAAACACGCCAACAGCAATGTTGTCCTGAAACTCTCGGATATCAACAGCGTTCTTATACTGTCGATCTGCCCAACTGTAGTCATAATTGGTGTTTGAAGCTTTGGAAAGAACTTGCCCTTTCAATCCTCCGGGGACCAAGGGTCCTTGAGGACCTGTATTTCCAGTGTCACCCTTAGGACCTTGGGGACCTATTGCCCCAAATAAGACTTCTTCCCACTGACCGGTGGAGTTGTTGAACTGTTTTATGACCGTCATGGTGCTATGTCTCCAACTAATAAGTAGGTGTCTATTCCTGTACAAATGATCGTTGCCGCTGAATATCTGTAAGCTAACTGCTTGGTATGGCTTGCATTAACAGTGGCAGTACCAGATATAAGAACTTTACCTGTGCCGGTCTGCGCTAAATCTATACGCTTCCCAGCAGCTATTCCTAAGCCGCTGTTTAGGGTAACGCTTATTGTCCCACCAGAACCAGCGCTAGAAAATAGAAGTAACTTACCTACATCACTACCTACTACACTGTAGGTAGTGGTGGTTATTTCCTTTATTTCTTCAGCGGAAGACCAGTCTCCCTGAGCGCCTGCGGTTCCCTGAGGACCAACAATACCCATGGTCCCCGTAGCCATAACGTCTGCCCATAGAACTGAGTGGTCAGTAGGAGCAGTAGCGCTTACATACAGAGTTACTGGCCCCTGATCACCTTGGTACCCTTGAGGCCCTCTTAGACCTGTCGAACCTTGGTCACCCTGTGGCCCTACAGCGCCTTGGTTTCCTTGGAATCCTCTAGGTCCTACAGCGCCCTGATCACCCTTAGCACCCTGATCTCCTTGGGCGCCTTGATCACCCTTAGCACCCTGATCACCCTTAGCTCCTTGATCTCCTTGAGCACCTTGGGCACCCTGATCACCTTGGGCACCCTGATCACCTTGGGCACCCTGATCACCCTGATCTCCTTGAAACCCTCGGGGACCCTGAACACCGACAGCACCGGCAAGGTTTACATTCCAATAAGTGTAAGTACCCGACCCAACTGATGCAGTAACAGTCCCAGCCAAAACACCAGTAACAGAACTATAGGAGTTGATAGTTACACTGATGTAATTAGACGAGTTATGAGCGACAATGATGCTTTGAGCAGAAGTATAGGCAAGCTTCGGAGGTATGGTTAAGGTAACAACCCCACTGGCGGGGAGTGTAATAGATGTACTAGAAGCGGCAGCGTAAATATCGCCACTATCTCCTTGAAACCCCTTAGGACCTTGAGGTCCCACGCTTCCCTGATAGCCCCTAGCCCCTTGGGAACCTTGATGACCTTGGTAGCCCTGTGGCCCTTGGTAGCCCTGATATCCCTGTGGGCCTTGATACCCACGAGGACCTTGTACCCCTTGAAGTCCAATAGCCCCTTGAGGCCCTTGGTCGCCAATAGGACCTTGAGATCCCTGACCTCCTCGGATACCTTGGGGACCGATAGGGCCTGTAGAACCTTGGTTACCTTGGGACCCTTTAGCACCAACTGCTCCTTGAGCGCCTTGGTACCCTTGGGGACCTAAAGGCCCCGTATAACCTCTATCTCCCTTAGCACCCGTACCGCCTTGGTATCCCTGAGGTCCTTGATATCCTCGTGGGCCTTGAGTTCCTTGTGGACCTTGGTATCCTTGAGATCCTTGATTTCCCTGAAAACCTTGAGGCCCCTGTGCGCCCCCACTAGGTCCTTGAGGTCCTTGAACTCCCTGAGATCCTCGGGGACCTTGTGGGCCGATAGAAGTTATTCCACTAAGAGTGTAAGAGTCACCATCAACAAGAACATCTACTCTAAGAGAATTATCGCTGACGTTCATTGAGATACTTCCTGTTGTATTGAAACCGTTCCACTAAATATGGTGTTGCTTACGTTCCCATACTCTTCTTGCAAATCCCATTTTGCACTGCCCACTCTGAGGGCGCTGGTGACGGCATTTGGAAGAGTGCAAACCAGATGCCCATTGGGTCCGTTCACCACGTTGCAAGTAAACGCAGCAAGGACGTTGGGGTCTGAATAGGTACGACGAATCTGGGCGGTGTAAGTCCTGCCGGAAATGTCAAGATAAGCACCAGACTTCAAACGAAACGTGAAGTCCAGTGTCTTATCGTCACCTATGCGTATAACGAGAGGTAACGAAGTCGCCATTATTTATCTTCTGCGGCTTCTTCTTCAGGAGTCTCGTTTTCTTCGTGGTGCCACATGCCTTCAGAATCCTCATTCTTCAGACGGTGAATAGCTCCATACTGATCGTTGAGAGGAAGTCCATCGGCAATAGCGATATTACCAACATCCTCAGGATGTCCAATTTCAAACGCCGCTTGTTTGAACTCAGCGTGCGGTTGAAAGGCATTAAGGATGTTGCCCACCATGGAATTACCAGCGTTAGCTGCCCAAGTGTAGAACTCTGCTGATCGTCCCATTACGTTCTCCTGATAGTACTATGAGAATAGTATCCCATAGTTTGAAACTTGGTTACTTTTTGTCTTTTTTAGTAGGAGGACTGTAAGGTCCCTTTTTACTGGGCATATCTGCTGGACGAGAAGGCATACTGGTGTGCTTATTAGGCTTATTAGGCTTGGGTTTATTGTCAGAACCACTAGCCTTAGGACGACTATCACTCTTCTTGTCATCCAAAAGTTTCGCCTGAGGATTATAAGGCTCCTTCTTAGGAGTAGCGGGTTTATCAATAGGAGCGTTGTGGTCGTACCGAGGTGCTGGAGGTGTATGACCTCCATACTTGCCTTCGCCCTTTTCAGGTTCAGAGTCTCCCAAACCATTGTGGAATTTATAGACAGGCGGCTTTTTACCAGATCCACCCGCATTAGGTTCATATATACCATAACGGGATTTACCCATCTGCCTAGCAGCATGGGCATCTGAAGAGACCAGATCAGGGGCAAATTGTCGGGACATAGTAGACCCATCACCGTTAGAATGACTTAATTTTTCCATGGTATTAGTATCTCACAATCTATTTATTAACGAAACAGAGCATTCCAAGTTTGCTGACCAACGATTCCATCAACCTGAAGACCTCGGTCTCCTTGGAAACGCCGAACAGCACTATCAGTAGCAGGTCCAAACACACCGTCAGCGACAAGAGGGTATCCCTTGCCGTTCAGACCGGCCTGAAGGACCTTTACAGCGCCTCCAGCAGAACTCTGCTGTAGAACCTGCGTTGTAGCCTCAGAGAGCGCCTTGAGGAACTCATTGTTAGGATTGACTTCCTGAACAATAGGAAGATTGGCAAGGAAGGCAAAGAGGTTATTCGTCGCCTCTTCAGTCGCAGGACCCCAAACACCATCAGCATCAAGTTTCAAGTTCGATTGCCACTGACGCACAGCGGCCTCAGTCTGAGGACCGAACACTCCATCAGCGGGAACTCCAACAAGAGTTTGGATGGACTTAACCTTGTCGCCAGTGGAACCGACCTGCCAGATGGCAGTAGCAGGAGGAGTCGGGGGAACGAACGGAGGCTGCGGCTCAGGAGCAACACCACCGGCATGGGCAGCTATGCGTGCAAGGAGATAGTCATCAAACTCTGCTCGCTGCGGTGATCGGCTCCATGCGTCTGAACGGTCCCAAGGCTGAGCATCTCCATGATGAGCGAGACCCTGCCCGGTTTTCACGCCCTCACCGATGAACTGAAGACCAGCCATTGGATCGAAACCACCTTGACGCCATGCGTCAACAATGGCCTGAGCCATGTAATCAATCTCAGTGGGCGTATAGCCGTTACCGAGGTCAAGATCAGCACTGATAGCGGCCAGAGCAACCATGACACAGGAGGAGTTGTAACCTGACGCAGCAACACCGAAAGCGGTGTAATCAATAGGCATAAGCCACACAGGACCGTTGAGATCCGTAATCACATGGTATGAACCCGGATCAGAACGGCGGGAGATAAATGCAGCAGTATTCTCTGCCGAATCGTATCCACCAACGCCTTCAGTGGTGTGAATAACTATTCCACCATTCCAAGGGTTGTTTCGTGACGGCCAGAATTGCTGACTAGCGGGCGGGTTGTCTAAAAGGTAGTAGCTCATGGATTAAATAGTACCATGAGATGTCTACATACTATAAAACAGGCCACTCATAGTTAGCACGGAAATTGTCCTCAGGGTTACGATCCCAATCCAGACCGTCTTCAGTCCAGATAAAGTCGTCCACACCCAGTTCCACAAAGCGCTCATGGATGGCTTCCTCATAGGCATTGGAGAGCAAGCGCACCAACCGCTGAATTTCCTTATTCCTGACCCGCTGAGTGTTACTTCCGCTCCTGTTGAGCGTCTGAATATACCCGAGCTTGTTGATATGAATCATACGAGTCATAAGGAAGGTTCTGATACAGAGTTCGTAGTCATCAGCCACATGAAGATCAGGATTATGGCCCCCAATCTCAAAATAATCCCTCCGTCGCCATGCCCTGACGTGATTGGGCATGCCGACGATGTGACGCACGGTCTTTGCGTTCACGGAGGGATAGTTACTCACGGCATAATTTTTACCCCGATAATCCTCATATCGGTACGATCCGAACCCAAAAGCGTATGTTTCGCCATAGGTAGCGTTTTCGCCATCATCAAATACTTCCGCACAGTCCGTGTAAGCGAAACCGGCATCGGGGAACTCTTTGAAGGCCGATACAAGGTCCATGAGACAATTGTCTGTCAACTCATCATCATGGTCTAGTTCTACGAGGATCTCACCCTTGGTAAGCCCCGCACATCGCCGCTTGACCTCTCCAATGATCCCAAGGGGTTTCATTGACAAGAACACCTTTACTCGTGGGTCATTCTTGGAAATGTCAAAGGCATATTCAATAGTAGCTCCCTCAGTGGAGTCATCATAGATGACCCATTCCCAGTTGTCGTACGACTGGTTTAGGAGGGATTGATATACCTTGTTTATGTCTTTTCCAGTGTTGTATGTCGGAGTAAACACCGACACCAGCGGAGTATCGGAAGGAGCGTTCCCTACTACGTTCACAAAGCAATTAATGACTGATTGAGCCAGTTCTCCAGCATTCTTGTTCTTATCCTCGAAATGCAGCCAACGGCGGCGATATTCAAGAGAAAGATCAAAAAGCTCTTTGTAATCCTCTAAGTCACCAAAAGAACAGATGACGTGAACGTGCTCTGCGGCAAGCACTCGTTCGATGTGGATATCGGTTTCTAACGATAAAACAGAGAACCCCTCTGCTTCATGCGGAGGGGCCTCTAAGACGAGATTAGTACTGATATCAGTGTCGTTATGACCGATAAGGACTACGTTGATGAGAGCAGATGTCATGGCCGCTTATACTAGCGGCATTAGACAAAATGGTCAAGGATTACATCAAGCCGCGCTGAGCAGCTTCGTAGTCTCCACGCTCGTCAGGATGAACTTGGGCTTCACGAGGATCTTCAAACTCGTCATACCCATACTCTCCCTGACCCGGATAACCCTCATTGCGCTCGCCATAGATGTTGGAGTGGACAAGGCCACTTTCAGTCATCTCATCAAGCGGCACCTCAGTAAATGCAGCTTCACGGGCTAAATGGGCTTCACGGGCTAAATGGGCATTTAGGTCAACCCTACGACCGAGATCGTTTTCTTTGCGAGCTGTGTTCATGTTTTAAACATCCTTAAGAGAGAAAAGTGTATGTGTCTATTATAGACACACATTATGGTTGACGAATAGAAGCGCTTCGGGCAGCATTGGTATGTTGCTCAAGATGATGCTGGACAAGAGGGTGGTTAAGGGGGAAACCCTTACGTTGAAGGTCAGTAAGAGCATGCTGGTGTGCTTGAGCTACTGCCAAAAAGTCATGGTGATTTTCGGGAATACCCGAGCGCTTGAATGATTCAGATGACTTTGAGTGCATGACTATATTATATCTTATTAATGTGGAAGATATAAAGCGCTTGGTCTAAACAAGTTACCACTGTTACCTAATACTAAGCGTCTTCCCAAAGAAGGTACTACTAACCCTCCGGGTGCTTTCGACTCTATATCGCTATGAAGAGGATGCTCATAGATGTCTTCCCCAGTATCAGCATCGGCTACATAACCCGGTTTTACTATCAGACTATGGTAATCCTTGGTAGAACGGGGAGTAGAAGAAATAATGCCACTGATAGCGGTATTCCTAGTCTTTGCAGCGTCCGCTCCTCTTGGTTCCCGCTGCTGTACTTCTCCCGTAGTTTTGTTTACTTTCTTAGTTCCTACGTTTTTATCTATTAGATGTGTTTTCAATTCGTCTTTGTCGACCCAAAGTCCTGCATTAGACAAAGAAAGTCCTGTAGTCCACCCGAGGTGCTCATCGATAGAAGATCCACTGGGGCTGAGACGACTTATCGTATAAATATGAGGAGCACGCCTAAATGGGCTACGAGTAAGTCGATTAGGATTATCAGGGTTATGTAGGGCAAAAGAAGCCTGAGAGGCGGGTGAGTGGATATGAGCGATAACACGCTCTCCTACGGCGTCACCCGGATTAATGTAGTTATCTGCATTTATGGTGGGTCCTATGTTGCCCCCATAAGGAGCGGTACGCTGCCCGTGCTCCTCTAAAGCCGCCCTTTTACCAAAGGCTAAGCTTTCACGCATCATGTCGGGATAGTGACGCATGAATTGCTCTAATCGCAGATTATTAATAGCGGCCATCAGATATCAAATCTCAATTGCTCAGGTTGAGGACCCGTAGGCTTTTTCTTACGAGTTCTTTTACCGAAGACGGTACCCACGTTAACAGCTACCTCATCAGAAGATACCGGCTGGAGAACATCAGCGGAACCAGTATAAATACCATGATTAGTTAGTTCATTAAGGTGGATATCTTCTTTCCAGTCTTCATTATTAGATTTCATTTCAGGATTTGAAGGATGTGGCTTTAATCCTAATGATTTAGATAGACGACGTGCAATTCTAGCACTATCTTCTGTCATACTTAAGTCAGCGTGCAGCCTTCCGGGTCCTCTAGTTCTGGCGTGCTCAACGCCCGCAGTGGCTAAAAGTCCTCTAAGAAGATGAGGATTGCGATCAGTAGTTCCTAACCATGACATAGAGTCAATGTCACTGGCCCAAGGCTTGTCAAAAGATCCTCCGGTCCAAAACCTCTGACCGTGTTCATCTTCATTTACGCCATGCTCCCAAGAACTATCTGGGTTATTTATTTCTAATTGAGAAGAAGCTTGGCTAATCCCCCCATGACCTATGTATAAGGCTGCTACTGGTGGAGTAGTAGAGGGGTCATCACCTTGTCGATGGGCAGTTACTACGGTTTTACCGGCATCACGGTTTTTAGCATCGTGAAATTTAGTCCCAGCGCTAAATTGATATTTGCTGAGTTTCTCAGGGTCCATATCAAATACCCTCTAGATCAAATCTCAATTGCTCTCCACGAGCCGCCTTGGCTTCTTCTCGCTGGCGCTTAAGATATGTACCATCAGCGGGTTCGATACTCTTGTAGTGGGCGTGAGCCTCTCTAGCGGCGTCTCCAAGAAGAGGATTTATACCATGCAAACTAGTAATAAGGCCGGGGTTTCTAGAAACGTAGTGACCCAACAAAGTCTTATTATTGGTATGTTGTGCGCCTTGGAGTGCTTCTTCAGTGGCTTTTTTATAACCGGAATCATCAAAACCATGAGGAAAATCATATGGTTCAGGCATATCAGTCAGTGTTGAGTATCTACTTCCATAAGTGTCGTTAAGTACTTCTGATCTATTGGGAAGATCTGAGCCAGCAGAGTCACCTTTACTGGCAAGAATCCTTGTTGCAGCATAAAGCGCTCTATTGGTGTCAGTATGATCGTGGTTTTTTTTCCGTTTCCAACTACGGGCATTAACCCCATACCCTCTATCTGAGAAAGGCTCAGACATGTTTCTAGCTACCACCTCAGGCATCTTGTGCTCATACACATCAGAGAATGTATGAGACCTGTCCATAAAGGCGTCAGCTTTTCCTTCCTCAACAGGATCGGCGCCTCCTGTATATTCCGAATCCCAGTCAGGAGTGGGGCCTTCGGGAAGCTTAGAAGGGGTGTCAGGATCGTCCCACATGTCAGTGTAGACAGGGTCTAAGAACCTTAGACGTCCTTCAGTAGTCTTATGAACACTACGATCTAGATGATGGCCTATTTCATGGGTAAGAGCCGCCCCTATTGTGTCTGGAGAGGACATAGCTTGATTGCTATCTAAAAGTAGCTCATTATCATCAGGGCTATATTGAGCAGCGTTGCCATACATACTAGGAATTGGGCTTACTTTGGCGCTAGTGTTTATCTTACGCATTGTTTGTATTGGAATACCAGAATCGGCCAAAGACTGACTGAGGCGATCATCTTCAGGCCAACCAAGAGCGTTAGATGCTATGGCCTGTCGCTGGATAGGATGCACGGAAGGGTCTTCCTTGTACCCCGTACCGGTGTAGGGGTCAAAAAGCATGCCTTGCGTGGGCTTTTCAACTTCGGCAGAGGAAGAGGTATATTCGGGACGATCTCCTCCCTTATCAAGGGCATACCTCGTATTGCCGTTTTCGTCTTCCCAATAGGTGTTTCGGAACTGCTTACCTAACGGCATTTTATATTCCTTCTAAAGGTAGAGGTTCGTCGTATTTAGCGGGAGGAGGAGTTTCACGGTCTTCGACAGGAACTTCACTATCAGGTTCCCTGTGACTCCAGAAGGCTTCACGGCGGCTTGCTTGAGGATCAAAGTGCTTGGCATGAACGTATCTAGCAATGTCGCCCATTCCGGCACGTTCCATAGAGTCATGGATATCAGGATTGTGCTCCCAAATGTTAGCTAGTTGATGATCGTGCACAGCACGTTCATTGGCCCATTGAACATTAGCTGGATGTGAACCTATTGAAGGGTCAGGGGGAGCAACAACATCAGCAGATTTAAAAGGAATAGAAGAACTATTACCTCTTCGGGCTGTGATAAAGCGAGAGGCGGCATATAAAGCGGATCTTACAGAAGGACCGTCGGACCAATGACTTATCCCATATCCTGTTTGATGAGCATTATCAGCTTCATGTTGATCTCGTCTTACTGACTCTAAAGCACCCGCATGCCTCTGATGTTTATCGGCATACCCGTCAGCTATTCCTTCTTGAACAGGATCTGCTGTTACACCTTTTCTATCAATTTGTTGTGCTAACGGGTCTCTTCCACGATGAATTTCAAAATCTGCGGCGTGCCCATACTCATGCATGAGGGTACTGGCTCTACTATTTGGAAAATGTTTTCCTTCTGCCCGAAGTTCGGGAGTACTATTACCAGCTACAACTATAAGTTTTCCACTCTGATTGTAATAACCTCCCCGATGTGCTTCTTCAGGGTAAGCGACAGCCAGAAAATCTTCGTCGGCTAATTTTCTAAGCTCATTCATTGGAAGGTCGCTGTTGTCCATCCAGTCTACAAACTGTCGTCCCGACCTATCATGTCTTTCTCTTGACTTGTTTGCAGCAACATCAGGGTCAAGTCCGTCGATTTCAGCGGCATAGCTAGCATTATCTGCCCAAGCTTCTTTAGACCTTTCATGTCGTGTGCCAGAAACGAGGTCGTCAGCCTCATCCTTGTCAGTAAGTTGCTGTCCTAAGGCTTGGCGGATGCGCTTCTGGCGTTCATCAGGATCTACTGTGGGATCGCCTTTCAACCCAGTACCGGTATAAGGACTGAACAGCATTCCTTGAAGGGGTGTACTCTCTATTCTTCCCATTTCGGCAAGAGCACTTAAATATTTTCCTTCGTCACCGCCGAATTTCCTATCAAGGGTGCCGGTCATGGAAGAATTTATAGGTTTGCCTTCTTTTGATTCTTTATTTACTAAAGAGAAATTCGTACGCCCGTCGTCGTCATGCCAATAAGTGTTTTCGAATTGCTTGCCTAGTGTCATTATTTACCCCGTCGTGCTTTGGAGGCTTCTATTGCCCCGATTTGAGCTTGCGCCTCGGCCTTGGTAGCGTGCGTCCCCAGCACCTTGCCGGTGCGCTCTAGGACAAGCTGGAACTGTGTACCCTTAGGCTTAATGTCATACGGCATAGATCAATTATGACACACCACAATAGATTCCGAAAAAAATTGGTGAATAGGTCCTCATACACTTTATTATGCGTTTTATAGCACAAAACCGGCCCCGTAGGACCGGCAGTGTGTAATTAGACTGTGTGATTCTCACATATCAGTATTCTATTCTGTTGACCCAGAGAATAGAGAAGGATAGAGTTTGTCGGCATTCTCATAGGCGTAATCCATATGACCCATGAAGTAACTCTCTGAGGGATTGTCCCAGTTACCTGCACCTGAGCGAGGATCTCCCTCATACAAGGGTTTACCGGCCTTAGCGTCAGCATAACCGGCCTGACGAGGAAGCATAGGTCCCGCAACACCCCGAGGAAGCAACGAGGATGTGTCACCCCTAGTGTTCGCTATCTGACCGTGATCACCGGAGTGCTTAAGCTTATGAAAGATACCCATGCCTACTAGTATATCCTATAAGAGGATCTTTGTAACTGAGAGGGCAAGGGGCTAAACGCTCCCTCCCTACGCCGCCCTTACTGCTTGCGACGAGGCAACCGTCCACCTACAGCCCTTGCCCATGCATCGCCTTCCCTCGTGCGATCACTACTATGTTTGGGCTTAGGTATCCGTGCGTTTTCTTCCGCTAAACGATGACCATGTTCCCACATAGCCGTCGCAATACCCTTCCTAGTGTTGTTAGGGTCATATACGTCGATACTTGTAATACCATCAGACGTCCAACCCATACTTCCTAAGGGTGTATCTCCATCTCCTAAAAAAGCCTTTACAACGTGTCGGGGCTTAGATCCACCCGTATCCCGTGTTAAGTACTCCATACGAAATTGATCGTTTCGAATATTGTCTGCTGCTGCCATCAGTCTTGTTTTCCAGATCTCGGGCGTCGTTGCTCAGTTGCCCATCTTTGAAACCTATCTTCTGACTGTTTTTTCTTGAATTGCATATGCTTTCCCCAGCTAGAGGGAGCTAGTTCGGAAGGATCAACAGGGGTATCGCCATACTGATTAGTCTCAGGAACAAGATCTGGCATCAAAGATCCTTGAACGTATTGCCCATTGATAACCATATCTCGTTTACGACGTTCATCTTCAAATTTAGGAGTTTTTACAGAAGGATCACGGCGGTCGATCTCATTTATTGCCATTCGATGACCTACATCGATTGGAGTGTTGCCTACATCATTACGAGTGGAAACTTCGTCACCGTAAGAATCCTTATCGTAATCAGAAGCAAGTACATGAGAAATATCTTTAATTCTCCTGAAATCGGATATATCAAGGCCCTGACCTGTGCTTTGTGTCCAACTATGTGCTCGTGAGAACAATTCAGGTCCGTGTGGAGTCTGCCACCGGGTGTTCATAGACTGAGAAAAGAATTCAGGAGTGTACATACTGCTATGGGGAGCATCAGGGGCTGTGTACCGTGCACTGTACCCCTCTGCTGAACCTTCTGATGCAGGATATTTTAGGTTCCGTAGTATTCCTGTCGGAATATTCTCTACTCTAGAGGTCGGAAGTCTTCCCGAATGCATAGCGTGCCCTATTTCATGCGCTACCGTTCTAGGACCGTATTTTGATAAATGACCTGTTGCCATTAAGGGATGTATACCAATGGAGGCCGGAGTCCCATCATCAATGATCGGTGCCTCCGAAAACCCTGATGCTTGAGGGTAATCGCGCATATCACTATCTGTCATAATATTAATAGACTTATTATGAAGAGTATGAAGGTCACTCGTGGGTATTGACGTATCCTGTGCAATGTGTTCAATCAGCGCAGGATTTTTGTTTCCATGACTGGTTAGGATTTCTCTACGGGATTGTGCTTCCTGCTCAGGAGTAAGTCTTCCTACGGAATCATCAAAAAGTTGTTCTTGAATGTTATCTATTGCAGCCATCAGAACTCCTCAGGATGGCGGCGATCAAGTTCTGTATCAGTCGAAAACAACTGTTCCTGACCATTATTACGTCGGATACGACGTTTCTCCCTTGCCGCCTGAGCGTTCGCTGAATACCCACTTGATTTGGCAAAAGCAGCAGCACGTTGAGTTCGAGCTACTAGAGCATCGGAGCGAGCCTGCCTCGCTTCAGGAGAGTTATCGTCTTTCATAACTAAACTATACCATTATTGGTATAGTTAATCGAACTATTCGTAAGACCCACGAGCGTTGAGATCATAACCTTCTTTGCTCGGCGTGTAGGTCTCGTCAACCCATTCCTTTGCCGAGTCCTTGATGTAATTTGGATCGTGACGAGCCAGCCCCGGAATGTACAAAGCATCTAGCGGGGCCTTCTGCCCACGGGCATTAGTCTTGTACATAGTGGCGTAGAAGTACTCTTTGTCCGTGTCTTCATCGGTAGGCTTAGATGACTCATGTGGAATCGGATATTCAACATGAATTGACGGTGTAACCTGATGATGTAGATAGGGATAGTCTTCCTCATCGAAGCGCACATCTTCACCCGAGAACTTGTCGTGAGCATGACCAGTGGCTGCAAGACGCAGTGATGCCTTGTAGGAACCCGGCCCACCCATCATCTCCTCCATGGAATCCCATAGATGACCACCGAAGGCTTCACCGGCAATGCGGCTCTGTTCACGCTTGGACATCATTCCTTCTAGGGAATGTTCAGGGTTCCCATGCCCAGCATCGAAATGATCTCTACGATTCGTCATGGACACAATTATAGCCCATTACGCAAAAATTAGGAAAAAGGCGGGCAGAGGCCCTAATCACATATATTCTCTGTACTCGGCTTCAGCGTTACCCATAGCAGCTTTATGGGGTCCGGTACCCTGAGGGTCTCGTTCCATCTCAGCAACATGCCTGTCAGTAATCTGTTCAGGCCGTAGACCCTCATACATGTTCCTTAAAGTATCTGAATAAGCTTTGGCTTTTGCCTGCTCTTCAGGGTCACTGGAATTTTCATCATAGGGAAGGTTTTGGTGGTGCCAATCCCTATATTCATGCAGTAGGCGCTGCTGCGCTGCAAACTCGGGGTCGTGCCCAGCGTCGAAGTGATCTCTACGGTTCGTCATGTCCCAATTGTATCTCATCACATACTATTTAGCCGAATAGTAATGGTATTGCCCACGCAGCCATTGTTCAGGCCCATTCGCCGCCTTCACCGTTCCATTTTGATTTGTATGAGTACTCTTCTTCAACATGAGGAAAATCAGCGTCTGGATTAAATTGGCGCATGGTCCAGTCCACTATAAAACCATCAATAACAGGAACAACATGCTCTATTTCTGTTGAATTAGTTTTTCGTGAATGGGAATCTCCCTTACTGACATCAAATTTAGGCCCTCTTAATCTAGCTACTTCTGTGTGTAGTCCTTCTTTGTGGGCTGCATCCTCTGCATGATCTAAAAAGTAGTTTGTTGCCATTTCACAATTTCCTCCTGCACCATCACAAGTATCCCATCCTCGTGATTTTGCATAGGGAGTAAAACTTTTTATATGTTCATTGAGGTGATCAGCGGCAGCCATTCTTCAATTATGCCACACCACTACTCGCAATGCTCCATAGATTACTTTAAATTGCTTCCCATGGGTACTTATTTATCTGCTTACGAGTATCCCGATCAATACCTTTGATAACAGTAATTTCTTTATCTGCATCAAATGAATGACCATGCGAGGAATGGACCTTGACTTGCCCGCTACCCATTGGCTTAATTTCATTATTGTAGGAATGAATACGCCCGCATGCACACAAGAAGGCATGGTCCTTTGTCAAATCACCCGCCCTGACCGATTCGGTATCGAATTCAATACCTCCACCAGTGGAGAACCTATTTCCCGATTCAGCGCTTCGATACCTAATTCCCGCAGGGGGCTGTGACACCTCGCTCAGGCCCCCTTTTCCACTCACAAGAGGATTTACAGGCTTTTCAGGCTCAGGGGGGACACCTGCCCCCGCATTGAAATGGTCTTGACGTGACATAACGCCCATTATACACGCCCCACTACTCATTGGCCTCTATAGACCCTCCGCCATATTTGTACTCTAGGCCCGCCCCCCCTTGCGAGCGCAACTAAAGGGTGGGGGGTGTGACCAAAAAGCCTTATAAAATAAGGGTTTTCTGCACGTCGGTGTCAGAAAAGCCTTTAGATTGTGCGTATTCTGCATGCGTGATGCAGAAAAGCCAATGAAAATAAGGGTTTTCTGCGTCGACATCTCGAGTTGTGGCGCTGACCGAGCGAGCGGAGCCACATACACGGTGCGTGAGCAAGTGTCAAGCCATATCGACATACGGTGCCGAGCCGCATACACACCTTGAGACAAGTGTCAAGTCATATCGACATGTGACAGGCGGCTGAGAAAGATTCCCCTTGCATGCATGTACCTCATGGTGTATGTCGACATCTCTTCTCAGCGCCGCTCATGGTGCGTGTCTCAGTGCATGTCGATATGGCTTGCGTCATATTGAGATGTCACATGTCGATATGGCTTTACTCATATCGAAAAGCCTTTAGATTGTGCGTATT